CATGGGTAACGGTTATAGACACCAACATGAATTTTGTTTGTTTAACGGCAAAATAGATGAAGAAATTAAAAATGAAAGTGATTTGTGGAGTATTAAAAAAGACACAAATTATGTACACCCAACACAAAAGCCCGTAGCCTTATCCGTAAGGGCTTTTGGTAATCATATAAAACTGCTTAATGTTTTAGACTTATTTGGTGGAAGTGGAAGCACTTTGATTGGTGCAGAACAAACTGGTAGAAATGCGTTCTTAATGGAATTAGACCCAAAGTATTGCGATGTTATTGTTAAGCGATGGGAAGAATTTACAGGAAAAAAAGCAGAGTTAATAAATGGCTAATAACAAACGCCCCCCTGAAATACATTTAATACAAGGTTCTAAAGGTATGAACGCGGGCGTACTTTTGCCTGATTCTGTTAAGGCAAGAATTCCATTTGCGGAGTGGGCAAACCAACCCGAACAATACACAAGGGAACGCTTTGTAAACGAAACTGCGGATTACCTATATGAGGTGTATGGCATAGGTTCTGAACAGGATAGACACGCTTTAATGATGTTAGCCGACCAATTGGAAACCTACATCAATGCCCGCGCCCAACAAAGCAAACATCCATTGGTTGTAAAAATTAACGATGGCAAAACATTTGCCCCAAACCCTTACATAAGCGTTGCAAACGAGGCAATGAAAAATGTAATTAAGTTAATGAACGAACTTGGGCTAACGCCTAAAAGCAGATTGGATAGGCAAAAGCCTGAAGAAAATAGTCCAGTAGCAAAGTTTTTGCGAGGCCCTAAAGGATGAAATGGCAAGAAGGCGTAGCCTATGCTCATGCGGTTTGCAAGGGCCAAATCAATGTTTGTCAATATGTGCAGTTGACTTGCCAACGGTTTATTAACCAACTTGAAAATAAAGAATGGCAATGGGTTTTTGACCCTGACTATGCTCAACACATTTTAGATTTTTCTAATGCCTTGGTGCATACCAAAGGCCCTGATGCGGGAAAGCCAGTAAAGTTAGAACCATTCCAAATTTTATTTATTTGCGCTATTTATGGTTTTAGGTCTAAAAAAGATTTATCTAAGCGCATGGTTACGGATGTAATTTTGTTTATTCCGCGCAAAGCGGGCAAATCAACTTTAACCGCAATTATTGCTTTGTATGAATTGTTATGCGGCGAAAAAGGTGCGGAGGTGTTTACCTTGGCTACCAACCGTGAACAAGCAACAATTGTTTTTGATGCGGCAAAAGGTTTTATTGAGAATATGCCATCTCAACTATCTAGCCTTTTTAATGTAAGCAAATACGAAGTTAAAAAGATTGGCGATACCCAATCTATGTTTAAAGCATTAAGCAGGGATACAAAGAAAACAGGTGACGGTAAAAATCCATCATGTGTAATTATTGACGAAGCCGCACAAATTACAGATAGAAATGCAATTGAAGTTTTACATTCAGGTATGGTTGCAAGGGCTAACCCGTTGCGGATATACATTACTACTGCAAGTTTTACAAAAGAAACAAAGTTTTATGAAGATATGAATCTTTATAAATCTATGCTTACAGGCGAAGCAAACGATAACCCTAAATGGTTTGGATTGCTTTATGGCTTAGACCAACAAGATGATTGGCAAGATTCAAATAATTGGAAAAAAGCCAACCCAATGCACGGCATTAGTGTGTTTGATGATGCCATAACACAAAGGGCAGAAGAAGCCAAAAATAAGCCCGCAACACTAAATGAGTTTTTATGTAAAACCCTAAACATTTATGTAAGCGCAAATAGCGCGTGGGTTGACCGCCGATATTGGGATGATTCTGTTTGCCCTATTCCTGATGAAAAACCCGAATCAACTTTTATTGCGTTCGACTTGGCATATAGCCGCGACTTGAACGCGGTTTGTACTTTGCACCGATTTTCTGAAGAAAAGTTTTATGCCGAATTCCAATTCTTCTTACCCGAAGAAAGTTTAGACCTAATCCCAAATCACTATAAATCTATCTTTTTGCAAGCCCATGCAAGCGGCATATTGCGGCTAACGCAAGGCAATGTAACCGACCTAAACGAAGTAGAAACCTACATTAAACAACAATGTATTAAGTACGATGTAAAGGAAATTGGCTACGACCCGTACAACGCCGCTTCATTGGTTGCTAATTTGTATTCTGAGGGTTTACCCGTAAAAAAGGTTGGGCAGGGTATGGCGGTTCTATCTAACCCGTCTAAAACCGCGGAACAATTGATTCTGAAAAAAGGAATAATGCACGATGGCAACCCGTTTGTTGGTTGGCAACTAGGCAACGCGGAAGTTTATACAGATGTAAACGGGAATGTCAAAGTTCGTAAGAATGAAGCCGATACATCCGCAAAAGTTGACGGAATTATTGCAATGATTATGGCTTTGCATTGCCATCTAGACAATGTTTTTGTTTCTGATACATTTGGGTTTAGAAGTTTTGAATGGTAAACCATCAAGAAATTGGGTAAAAACATGGCTATTTTCGACATTTTCAAGCGCAATAAAGACCAAAAAAACGAATCAAATGTACTGTTTGGGCAATCTGCGCTAGGCAATAACATCGTTTATCAGGGCAATAATAAGAACCCTAATGTCAATACTCAGATTCTTTATGTAACCACAGGCGCAACGAATAACGCGGGTCGCCCCGTGGATATGTCATTGCTTACGCGCAATAGCACAATCATGGCTTGCGTTGCGGCTAAAGCCCGCGCCCTATCCCAATTGCCTATTCGCGTGGTTAGCCAATCGGAAGATGGTACTTATGTGGATGCCATTAAATCCCCGCTAGTAGGCGCACGGGATAAGGCAAAAGCCAAGCAAGTGGCAAACCTTTTGGCGCAACCTAACCATTTCCAAAGCACCTATGAATTTTGGTATCAATGGTTGATGTGGTACGAACTTGCGGGCGAAGCATTTACCCTTTGGTGGAGAAAAGACCAAAAGAGTACAACGGAAACCCCGTTAGAAATGTACCTTTTAGATTCAACTTTGATTGCCGTAACAATCACCCCTGCGCGTTACCCATCGTATCGTTTGAGTACGCCCGCTTACGGTTTTAACCGTGATGAACCGCTTAACTTTAACCAAGTAATGCACATTAAGGAAATGAACTGGCAAGGTTCTGCGGGTTTTAACAAAGGCATTTTGGCGGCAGAACTGGTATCGCTAGACCAAGATATTGACCTTTACGCCAACTACATCATGCAGAACGGCGCAAAGCCAAGCGGAATGTTCACTACCGAAAGTGTTATTCCTGATGGCAAATATAAGGAAATTGCCGCCCGCTTGAAAGAAGCATGGTCGGCAATGGTTTCTAGCCGCCCAAGCGACCCAAGCAAGGCGGGACAAGGTATGTTGCTAGACCAAGGCATGAAGTACACCCCGTTGGATATGCTAACCCTACAGGATACGGATGCGGCTAAGTTAAAAGAACAAACCATGAAGCGGATTTGCGGTTTGTTTGGCGTTCCCGCGGCAATGATTGGTATTGGCGATTCAAAGTACAACAATACCCAAACAATGATGGATGAATTCTATAAATCCACTATGTACCCGACTTTAATTAACATTCAGCAGAAATTAAAGCAACATTTGTTTGTTGGCTACCCTAATTTGTGCATTGAATTTGATACGCGCAACTTCTTAAAAGGCGCACCATTAGACCAAATGAATTTTGCTACCGCGGGCGTTACAAACGGGATTATGACCCCCAACGAAGCGCGTGAATACTTGGGTATGCCCAATATTGACGGGGCAAACGAATTGATTGATAAGGGTGGCAAAGATAAACCGATTATTGGAACATCCCCCCAAGATACGGGCGGTGGTGGTGGAAACCAAACCCGCAAAATGAATATCGGCAAGTAAAAATAAAGTGTCCACTATTTTTAAATTAGTGATAGCATCTCTGGCAACATATAAGCCAAATACAGAACCGCCCCCCAAAAGAGGGCGACCCCCTAAAACAATATATGACATCGACCGAACAAAAATCGATGAGGTAATCTATGACCGTAAAAAACCTGATGATGGTTTGCGAAGCCAAATTAGTTTTGGAAAAGCAGGGCGAAAGCACAGGAAAAATTGAAGCAACCGTAACTACATGGGGTGCGCGTGAAGGCGCAGACGGTAGGCGGTTTAATTATCAACCCGAGGGCTTTATGCAATGGGCAGAAGATTTTTCTAAATCAGGTCGCCCCCTACCTATGTTTGTAAATCACAATGCGGATGCAATCCCCGTTGGTCAATGGGATGCGTTTGAGTTTGACGATACAGGAATGAAAGCCGAAGGGCGTTTGTATGTCAATACTACGATGGGTTCTGACCTTTACAAAGTAATGCAAGAATCGCCCGAAATGTTTGGCGGCGTTTCCGTTGGTGCATACGCCGATGAATATTGCATGGTCAATGCCGAAGGCGAACCCGACCAATCTGATGAAGCATATTTCCAAATCACTAAAGGCGGCTTACGCGAAGTATCCGTAGTGATGTATCCCAACAACCCACAAGCAGAAGTTAGCAAGTTGGAATATTTCCGACCCGATGGTTCTGCGGATTTAAAAGTTTTAGAACAAGCCTTGCGTGAAGTTGGGCTATCTAAAAAGGATGCGGTAGCCGCCGCATCTACATTCAAAAAGGTGTTAGAACTGCGCGAT